GGCAGGTTCCGCCACAACAATTTGATACTAATCAACCTGCTGCAAGTGCATCAGGTTCTGAGGACGAACTCATGGATCAGTATATAGCGGGGGTAAGAAACCCCCAAACAAATGCTGCAGCAGCACGGGCTGCTGGGCGAGGCTAATTCTTTACCAATAGGAGGTAATCATGCCACAAACCGCTACAACTGGGAATCTAGAAAATGCCCAGAAAATAATTATAAGTGCGGCCCGATACACCGAGGAGCACAACGCACCTGCTATGGCTCTCATAGAGAGTTTTAGCCTTCCAAAGGGTGCAAAACAAGTAACTGTTCCTAAAGTAGGACAGATGTCTATGTCAGACCTAGTTGATGGTCAAGACATAGTAGACGAAGAAGAGATCGGTATGACAACTGTTGACCTTACTGCTTCAGAAGTAGGTGCTAAAGTTATCATTACTGATAAACTTCTAAGGCAATCAGCAGTCAACGTGTTCTCCATCATAGGAAGACAGTTGGGTGATGGTATGGCTAGGAAGAAAGATACAGATGTTCACGCATTGTATTCTGGATTCAGTACTAGCCTTGGTGCAGCAGGCACAACTATGAGCCTTGCTAATATTGCAGGAGCAATAGCTTATGCCAAAGCAAACAAGTTCGGTAGTCAGTTATATATACTTCAGCATCCAAATGCTGTGTTTGATATAGCTAATACTGCTGTAACTGCATCACAGACATATCCTGTGCCAAAGGGTTGGAGTGAGGACTTGCTCGGAGAGTTCTTCAGTGGGTTACGACCTCTCAACGGAGTACCTATCTTTGAAGATGGTAACCTATCTGTTGACAGTAGTGACGATGCAGTAGGTGTAATAGCTGACAAAGGTGCATTATGTGTACTTAACAGCTTGCAGACCAAGACTGAAAGGCAGAGAGACGCATCTCTAAGAGCAACAGAAATCGTAATGGTATCTGACTACGGTGTATTTGAACTTGATGATAGCCGTGGAGCTTCTCTTACTATGGATGCAGCTGCTCCTTCAACTTCTGCGTAAGGAGTTGTAAATGACATCACGTAATGAAATAAGGGATGAATTAGTTGACGCAGGTTATTCAGTCAGATGGCTGGATGAATGGCCTGATAAGACTGTTTTATACAGGCATAAGCCTCAATATAATGTAGAAGGTAAATTAGTATTTGATGTTGGTAGTACATTAGAAGGAGTTCCCGGAGCTCCTGAATATGTATTGCGAAAAGCTAGGTTGGGGTTTTATAATGTTCCGCCTAGTGAAAATCATGGTTGTAGATGGTGCAAAGAGAGAGCTGTATCTAAACCTACCCGTGATGAAAACGGAAAGTTCGTTAAAAAACAGGCTGATGTGTAAAGATTGACCGAGCATTAGCCTGTTAAATAAATATCGGTTGGTCGCAGGGCTTGACCCTGTAATTAAATAGGAGGCATATTAATATGTCATTTCCAACGACAGTAAATTTAAAGATGGGATGGGAAAAGGATGAGACTTCTTCACAGAAGCACAAGCTAGGAACTAGAGGCGTTACGCCAGACGGTAGAATCTTTTACTATGCTGAAAATAGTGGTACAGCTATTGATCATGGTGGATACCTAGTAGATGGTATAGCTGCAGTAGCAGCCCATGATATGGACTTAGCAGCAACAGCTACAACCGCAGGTTCTAGATCATTTACAAGTGGTACATCTTTGACGGTTACAAAAAACCAATATAAAGATGGCTATGTATACTTTAATGATGGCCCCGGTCAAGGTGAAACCTATATGGTTAAATCTAATACCGCAGTATCTAGTGCAACTGGTCTTTCCATCACAATAGACGATGAAGACGGTGTACAAACTGCACTTACTACAGCATCTTTATTTGGGTTAATGTACAATCCTTATAAAGACATAAAAATCATAGACGGTGACGGCACTATGACTACAGGAGTACTTGGAGTAACAACTGCACCTGTAACGGCAGATTACTTCTGCTGGATACAGACATCAGGCCCAGCTTCTGTAAGACTAGGAGCACAGGTAGGTGTTGTTGGCGATGCATTAACAGTATCGCAGGCAAGTGGAGAATCTGGAGAAGCAGAAAGAACTGACTATTCAGATGAAGCTGACATTGTTAACATTGGTACTGCTATGGGTATACCAGCGGTTGATTCAGACAACCAGTGGTGTATGTTAAATATCAGAGCTTAAATGACTACAGACTTATGGACACCACAGGGGGTAGTTAAATTAAATGCTACCCCTAGTGGGCACAATGCAGATACTGGAGAAAGTATAGTCGCTCATACCTTTCGCCTTGAGGACAAGGAGACAGGCAGAAAGACTATATTAAAGATACTGGCAGATGACACTACAAGTGAGGCTCATCTGGAGGATATGGCCGCCCAGGCGGCAGAGAATTGGTTCACGCAGGTTAGGGCTGAAGGGAAAAAAAGGATACCTACTGTAGAACAACGTAAGGAAATCGGTAAGATTATAAACGAAATACGTACTAGACTAAAAAAAAGAAGACAAAGTAGTAACAACAAGATACTATACAATGGATTAAAATAGGGGAGATTTTTATGACATCGGAAAATACGTCAGTTAATATTACAATTACTCAAGATGATATACAGTCAGTGATTAACACTGAAGCTGGTAAATACCAGTTGCAGATAGCAGCTCTTAGTAGAGTTCTTGGAGAGAAGAATAAAGAGATCCAAGAATTAAAGGAGAACTCCTGCGACTGTAGTAAATCGGAGGAAGAAGATGCCTAAGGTTGGCAAACGCTCATTCTCTTACAGTAAGAAAGGACAGAAGGCAGCATCTGCTTATGCCAAGAAGACTGGTAAGAAGATGACTAAAAAGAAAAAGTATTAATTGACTCCTATGGAGTTATTAAATGCCTACAATACAGGGACGGACACGTAAACAATTACGCCAGAGCATAGGCTATAACTTAGGAGCCATGCGAATAGGTGCTGCTACAGGTACTGGCAGTACAACCACTCTTGTAGATGCATCCCTTACTACGGTTATAGGTGGAAACGATGACCACATAGGTAAGTGGATAGTATTTACTTCCGGTAATAATGACGGTGATATAGCAAGAGTAACAGATTATGTAGCATCTACTACTACACTCACATTTGTAGCAGATGCGGGTGTTACAGTGGGTACATCTACTGCATCAAGTGACACATACGAGTTATGGGATATGGATTACAGCCCAAGTATGATCCATGAGATGATAAATCAAGCAGTTATAGATGCCACAGGACACGTATATGACCCTGTAGAGAAGCTCGACTTACATTCTGATGGAAAACAACTACGATTTGACGTACCTTCAGGTCTGTCTATGGTTCAGGACATATATTATAGAGACAGAGTAGATGCCACTAGGCTTATTAGTTGTAATTCTGCGTTTGATGAGAGTGTTGACAGTGATTTTACTGTCTCAGCAGACAAGCAGGATAAAAAACAGGGTACTGCAAGCAATAAGATGGTAGTTGCAGTAGGAGCATCGGCTGGTGATTTAGTAACGGACTCCATAACAAGCAAAGATATCAGTAAATATGACTATATAGAGTTCTGGGTTAAATCTACCGTAGCTACATCAGCGGGAAACCTAAAAATACACCTAGATAACACCGCAAACTGTGCATCTCCACTAGAAAGTGCAGATGTACCCGCATTAACGGCAGATACGTGGACATTTGTGCGTGTTGCACTCTCTAACCCGGAGTTAAACACAGCTATTATTTCAGTAGGGTTGGAATATGATTCAGATATAGGGGCATGTACTATCTGGATTGACGATATAAGCGTTGTTATAAACGATTCTGCTCATTGGGAGAAAGTACCTAGAAATCTATGGAAGATAGACAGAGAATCCAACGACATAGTGTTTGATTCCTATTTCAAAGGACTTGTTCCGTATAAATTATTAAAGATAGTAGGTGGAGATAAGCCTACATTACTTACATCTGACTCTACATCTACGGAAATAGATGATCAATACATAATATCTACTGCAACCGCCATGTCTTTTGCTTCAACATCAGGAGGGCCGAATACAGACCCTGACCAGCGTAGGCAACAGGCTGCATTCTGGCTTGGCAGAGCTGAACAGGCTAAAAAAGCCTTCCCTATACTTAGAAATGTAAGGATGGTTAGTTAATGGCGAACAAGGTAGTAACTCCAAATGAGATATATCTAAACGATACATACTTTCCTTTAGAGCGTCCTGTACAGAGCGTACTTGCATCTATATATCCAAGTAAAGTAGTTATAGGCGATACGAGTAAAGACTCACAGTTACGCTCATCTATCATAGCTTGGTCTGATTGGAGAGGTGGAATAGGTATAGACAGGATGGAAGGAGCAGGTGATGTTAATAGGGCATGGTGGAGCGACCTTCAACTTAGATATAAAAACCACCTTGTCTTAGGAAATCTAGCTAACGCAACAGATACTATCGCTCACGGTCTTTCTACATCAGGCACGGGCACAGGAATAGGGACGATAGTAGGATTCAATGACAATATATATGTGGTATGGAATGGTTCTAGTGGAGAAAGCCCAAAGATGTATGTATATAACAATACTCAGAACTATTGGTATGACGGTAGAACAGAAGACCAGGCCATAGGCGTTCACGCAAGTGACAGCTTTGGCGTTCCTGACCAAGTTACAGACTCGATTACCTTTGTAGATAGTAGTACGGCAGTAGCTTATCTGGTACTTGCACACTACGATACAAGTGGAAGTGGATACAGCTATGCTAGATATCCAAGTTATGACGGTACTAACAATGCAGCTTGGACTAATGATGCCCAAGATACTAAGTTCATAACTGTGTGGGATGATAGGTTATGGGGTATATCCCATGAAGGACAGTTGTGGTATGCACATACGTTAGGAACAAATGTCGAGGACGCACAGCTTCCATTACCGGCAGGATACTGTACTGGTTTATTTGTAGCTAGAGATACAAGAGGAGAGCCTATAATATATGCCGCATCAAAAGAAGGGCTTTGGGCCCATGATGCTATGAACGCTAGGTTTATAAAGACAGAGGTAGAGTTTCCCTTCCACCCACACGGTGGTAAAGGAGCTATAAGGTGGAGAGATGGTATCTATTTCCCTAGTGGTCTTGGAGTTTATAAGTATGTGAACGGATCCAACTCTGCTGTTCTTACGGTAGTAGGGCCGGATAGAGATGACGGATTACCTGAAGATAAACGAGGAACCATAATGATTTCTGAGGGTAGTCATAATGAACTACTTATGGGCGTAGACTCTATAACATCTCCAACTATTACAACTTCAGACGATATTCCTTTTCAATGGGCACACCATCACGTAGGTTCTAGTGTTATAAACGCAGATACTGGGTATAGTTCCATCCTTGGATACAATGAACTTGGTTGGGAAGTGAAGTGGCAGGGTGCTTCAGCAGGTAAAAGTATAGATGCTATGCATGTATCTAATGCATACTCAGATATAAGTGAAAGATATAGGCTATGGTTTGCTTTTGACGATACCGTGTACTATATGAACCTTCCTGTAGATATAATTAACCCTTCTATGGTAGATGAGTTTGAGTATAATACATCGGGAACGCACGAGACTCCTTGGTTTAATGCTGGACAAAGCGAAATAGATAAGTTGGCTCTTGAGTTAAAGGTAGAAACACAGGATTGTTCTTCATCAGAGACAGTACAGGTAGAATATGCTACTAATTATAGTGAAAATTATACTTCTATGGGTACTATAACGAGTGACGGTATAACAACATATACGTTTGGATCTAATGCAGGCACAGCATTTAGAGCTATAAAGTTTAAACTAAGTTTATCCCGTGCTAATTCTACTGATGCTGATAAGAAAAAGACTCCTGACGTAGTATCTATGACATTAGTATGGAGAAAGAAACTAGAGGCTAAGTGGGGTCATCAGGTTTCAGTTAGTCTTCACAGGGACTACAAAGGGAAAACTCCTAAACAACTAAGAGAAAAGTTAATAGAAGCTATAGAAAGCACTACGTTAGTAGAGTTTACGTTCAGAGATGACGATAGTACAAATAGAAACTACTATGTAGATGTCTCTTCTGCTACCGGGTTGGAGTCTACAGGCTATGACGAGAGAGGATCTACTACGATAATGTTGGTGGAACCATGATACTTGCTAATAGTACAACAACAGTCAGTACGGCAGGTACTGAAGTACAGTTATCTAATACTAATCGTAAGGTTAGATGGATAAAAGTGAAGGCCCTTGCAG